TAAGAAGCATTGGCTTCTACATTAACGTAGGGACCTGCGAAAGCAGCGCCTGCGAATAGAGGTGCAGCTGCAAGAGCTGCGATTACGGGTTTAAACATTTTTGTTTTCCTAAGTGTCTCGCAATATTCTTATTGCGGATGATAACAGACTCGACAAGCCTGTGTGTATTAACGTATCACAATTGCCTGACGATCTTTCGAGGGCGTTCGTTTACGTTAAGTTATTTAGTATACTTGAAATTTAGTAAACCGTCAAGTGTTTATACTTACACTACTCCTGTGGTGGTTGCTGTTGAGCAGCACTATTTTCTGTTATCCTTCCAAGATATGGATCATAATCCATGTATTCTTTAATGTTAATGCTAGCTCCTTGCTGTTGCCACCAATTCAATAATGCATCATGAGGTGCTTTATGAAAAACTACTATATGCTCTTGATGAATTGATGAAACAAAATCCATATTATAAAGGAAAATTGGTATAGTATATGTTTTTCCTGTCTCCAAAATAGTATCCTCAGACACTGCTCTTGGTTTCACTCCTTGATCCAACTTATACTTATCGCCACGAATATGATTCCTCAAAATCTTAGCAGCATGATGACGACTAATCAAATAAAATGCTGCAGAGAAATCATTAATGAACTTAAGATGCAACTTCACATGAATATCACCAGTACAAATGGTAGTCATCTGCACAACATCCCAATCATATGGAAGCAATCCAAAAAACTCTGACCATGTAAAATTCCAATACCTTGCGATATTTAAATTAACATCATCCTCTGCAATAATACAATACTCATCATTAGTATTCTCATAGAACTCTTTAATGGCTTTAAGGTGAGTCATACAACAACCCAACTCACCTTGACTTACATTATCAGGAATGCGTCCTTTAAGATGAGATGATACATCATCTTCTCTACCATCATAACCAGCAATACGAATATGATTATTAATCTCCCAGTATTCAAACTGAGATTCCATATACTCTCTTCGCTGTACATCTGCGTCAAGGTTTAACCAATAAATGCGTGGAAGACCTTGGAGTTTAAAAGCTGATTTGTTTCTGTCCATTACTCAAAATACTTGATTAGTTTTTCACGATCACCCTTAATATAGGTAATACATTCTTTAACATCTTCTGGAAGTGCATTCCAAAGAGTAGACATCTCTACAGATGCTGCATCCTTATTATAGTTAGTTCCTGGAGGATGGTCTATAGTATGGTTGTAATCTCTCATCACAGGTCTTCCCATCAAGAAAGAAATAGCATTCATTACAAAGTCCCAACCCCATCCGTGCTTCAATACTTCTGGTGTCATATATTGTAGAAGTTCTCTCTTATAATACTCATCAATCACATCTCTATGAATGAACCATACAGTTTCATCAGTACAAGCAACCATCTTGATATTCTCATCTTCTGATTCAATACCTTCAATATCTGTATGCTCTGGTGTATACCAAATGTTAATTACATTCGGAGTATATACACCCCACTCATAAAGATTATAGTACTTCCGGGCATCTTTAACCAATGCGTCCCAATCATGATAGGTTGCATCACCTTGAACATGGAATAGAACCTTCTTATCATCTTGAAATAAATCTAGTGCTGTATTAAATTGTCCGCCAAAGTATGCCTCATCACCCAGATTAACCCAACCTTCTCTTGTATTTTCTTCATCACTATTAATAACTGTTACATCACCAAAGATTTCTTTTAGTGCATCCTCTGTAGCACAAGTCTTCTCAAATTGATTCCTCCAGTTAAAAATAAATGGTTGAATATCTCTTGTGCGAATCTGTGGGAACCTCTCCAAATATCCTCTACTATCAAAGTCAGCATGGTCTCCGTGCTCATTACTAGTATCAAGATCCTGATATAGAACTTCAATGAAAGGATTCAAAATCCGCGCAAAGTTAGAAATATTAGAAGACTTAGCAATAAGTGTCTTACACAAGGATAGCGTATATGCATCCATAAGCACCTCATCGCCAGCCAGAATCCTCTCAGGGGAGTTTGCCTGTGCTTGAATAGAGTAATGCAATCCAGCCATACTCATCGTGCGCTGAACATCATAAAAATAGATTTGTATTTTTCCTTCAAAATGATTCTTAAACTTATCAACTACATCCGTTTGATCTGTTGCAAGGAAGATACAATCATAATTACCCTTTTCAATTTCCTTCTCTGCGGTAGCAATATATTCTTCAGGTTGAACACGATGAGTATGTCCTACTCCATCAGTACCACGATAATGAACTGCTAGAGCATTAGTATATACTTGTGGTGGAATACTATCAATCTTCTCCTGCATCCTCTTATTAAAAGGAATATATTTTCTATACTTGTCTAAATCAAAATCTCTAAATGATGCCCAAGGATAATCACAATCCCATCCATCCTGTGTATTAAACATCTTGGGTGCATCAGAGACCTTTGTCTCATCAAACCAGTTATTTGGATTTCCATACAACATAAACATTGATGGCGAAACAGATACTGTATCCAAATCAATACCTTTAGATTCTAATGTTCTAAAACTAGTAAGAATAGTAAGGTAGTTTGAAAGGAAGCCACGATGCTGTCCTTCCACCAATGCAATCTCAAAACTCATTTCAATCTCCTTTAATTACGCGATAGCTATCCGAATCAAAATGTTCTGTAGAGAACTCAAAGAGTTCACTAGGTTCTAATCCTAACATTTGATGTCTAAGACCAGGATAAACATAAAAATGATCTCCTGGATTTAATTCTAATGTCTTCGCCTCAGATATATTATCACCATCTGAGTAATATAACATTAATTTTCCAGACTGTAAATAAAAGGTCTCATCCTTATTTTTGTGATAGTGCCAAGAACATCTCTTGTCCTTCTCAATAAAAAGAAGTTTACCGCAATAAGCTTCTTTATTTACAATCCATTTTTCATATCCCCAACCCTTGGGAACATATTTAATACTCTCCAAAGAAGTCATTAGCACCAATTCCTTTATCATCTATGTAGTAATCTCCAGAAGGTTTTCCAAGAATCAATCTATGATACTTACAACCCCACCTATCTAGTTGATTTTCTGTAATAGTATAGAATGCTTCGATTGCCTTAGAAGTAACACCTTTAAATCTTCCCATACCTCTTGCTGTAAAATACACTATAGTATGCCCATCATCATACAAGGAATTCAATCTTTCAATCCTCTTTGTATGAGGTTGAGCAAGAGTATAGTCTCTACCCTCCTCCCAATCACAAATTGTCCCGTCGATATCCACTACATATCGCATCTATATCTCCTTGTGTAAGTACATAGGTTCCAAAATTTTGAACAGCAATAGCAGCTGCTTTATTAGCATAAGGGATTGCCTCTTCTATTTTACCACACTTTAGATAAAACGCAACCAATGCAGAAAGAAAAGTATCACCTGCTCCTACTACATCAAATACATTTACTTGCTCTCCAGGATATATCTTACCTTGATATTCAGCACCTTCACCACCTCTAGTAATAATTAAATTATCAGAAGGTGTCTTAAGATTATCATACTCACTATCATTTATTTTTACATACGCACCTTCTGTTGGCAAATTAGTTTTCTTACTATCAATAAAGACAGGACCATCAAACCATTCTACCAACTCAAATATTTTATCTCTTGTTAAAAAACCTTTATCATAATCTGATATTACAAGCGCATCATACCAATCATCGGAAGGAGGGTCAGTAGTTGAACGCTTAAGAAATGGTTGTTCATACTCCATCGGTTTACAAGGACGTTCATCATCTACTCTCAAAATCTGCTGATTAGACTTCTCATCAATGTACCTTGTCTTTATAATTGGTTCTTCGTTGGTGAGAATATAAACGTTCAAACCAAAAGAAATAAGATTTTCTCTTACATTCCATGCCATTCCTTTTGTAGTTTCTTTCCTATTAAATTTAAGAATAGGAACTGGTGCTTCAGGATTTAACCTCTCGCAAGTACCATAAACATATTCATCAGTACAACTATCACCTATAAGTAATACCTTGTATTGTTCTTGTTGTTGAATATTCTCCAACTCTATCGAAGAATCTAACTTCTTTGGCATACTGTCTCCCTACTACTTCTTTACCTTTCCAGTCGGATCCTACTATCAGTATATCAGGTCCAATCAATTCAAGCAAATCTTCCAATCCTTTCTTACAATTAAATGTATGAACTACATCAATATACCTAATTGCTTCTAAAATTTCAACTCTATCGGATTGTGTGAAGATAGGTCTATCAGAACCTTTATCTTCTGCTACCTTTTCATCAGAATCAATAGCAACTATTAAATAGTCACCAAGAGATTTAGCATACTTAAAAAGTCTGATGTGTCCTGGATGAAGAACATCAAAGCATCCATTAACAAATACAACTTTCATAATAATGCTTGAATGATTTTTCTAATCCCAAAAGTCCTGGGCACAATGCTCTTAAAAGACTTCCATTTCCACAATAAGAATTATCTAATCCTTCTTTAAGTATTTTAACAGGAACATTATGTTTTGACAAGTTATTAATTATATTAGCAACATCAGTAAGCATAACATTTTCTGGATACACTAAATTAATATTCTTAGGTAAATCATCACTACTCAAATAAAGGTCCACAACCTTTTTAGTATCTTCAATATAAAAGAAATCCATATACTTATTTCTAAATATTACAATTTCTTGACCATTGATATAGTTATCAACATTTACTTTAGTAAACCTATCATCAGTTTCTTGTGGACCCCATACATTAAAGAACCTCAAATTATATGTATGCTCAAAATCTCCACACTTCCATCCAGTCACAAACTTAGATAATCCATAGTAGTCAACAGGAATATGATCTCCAATTTCCTCCTCATATACACCATATATGGACCTTCTCCTATCATATGATGCACCACTATCAAAATTAATCATCTTGATTCCGTGCTTCGCAAGGTTCTCAAACATCAAGATATTATCATAACAATCCTCAGGTTCATCTACCACTACTCTTCTACCACCTTTAATGGCTGCGTGAAGAATAACATCAATAGGATTATTTTTTATAAATTCATCTACATCTACACTATTAGTATACCTAATATCAGGACACAGAACATTGTGATTCTGTGACAGATAAGGAATCATCTCTCTTCCCAGAAATCCTTTATGTCCTGTAAATAATATATTCATCTACTTAAATTCATATAGGATGGAGACATATTATATAAGAACTCCTTAACATCTATTTCATCTTTATGTTCAGGTCTGTATACCTTAATATTAGAGAATACATCCATTACCTTCATATCCTCACAGGCATAATGAGAGAATCCACAGACACCATAATCATCATTCCTACCACTACCAACTAGTTTAACAGGAATCTTCTCATGATTAACATAATTCCTAATGAACTCAAAAGGACGATACAAAACAAATGGTGTAATAGAATAAACCACAGGAATAAGACCTTCCATAGTCATACCCACTGCCATACCCATCATCAATTGTTCTGCTGCTCCTGGATTAATAACTCTACCAGGAAACTCTCTCCTAGTACTATCAAATAAACCATATCCAACATCACCTACGAGAAGATGAATCCTACTATCTCTTCTCATCTCAACTTCAAGTTGTTCTCTAAAAGTTCTTCTCATAATGTCTCCAATGCAGCCTTATACTGTTCCTCATTAAAGTTTGTATAGTGTGCATGTTGTCCTTCTAGACCACAATGCTCAACTGTTGTCCTTACAAAATTAACATCTGGATGGAATGCCTTCATTCTCTTCTCCAAATAATCTAGATTAATATCATCATATGCACCCCAACCATTGGCATTAACATAGATCTTTAAATTCTTAATCCTTTCCTCATAAGCAAACCGTAGTGCTTCCCATACAGATCCTTCTGTTGATTCGCCATCAGAGAGCATACAATAAACATCACGTTTAGGATTAGCAAGTGCTCTACCAACTGCGACAGTGATACCCATTCCTAGACTACCAGTAGAGCAATGAATCCTTAGTTCCTCATGTCTTTTAGGATGATCTCCAAACTTCTCATGTAGCCATTCAGCATCATGACCAAAATACTTTTCCAGTACAACATACAATGCGACTACAGAATGACCAGCAGAGAGGATAAAGATATCATCCTCTTTCATCTTACTATAGATATCATCAATCAAATCTAAGGAAGAAAAATAACTTCCTAGATGATGCAATTGTTTCTTATAACAAACATCAAGTAGTCTTTTATGTAAAGCTTTATCAGTCATGTGCTAGGATTCCATCATAAGTAAGTTTTGTCACCTTCTTTCCAAGAGATTCCAATCTCTCAATTGCTTTCTTTACATTCTCTTCCATCTTACCACTTCCTTCAAAATCATGCACCTCCACATAGAGAGCATCAATCTCTTTGATAGCATCCTCAAAGGACTCGTCATGAAGGATTACATTTTCAAACCCTTCAATATCCATCTTAACAAAGTTAACTCTCTTTTGTACAGTATCCTTAATAAAATCTAACAATTTAACTGTAGGAACCTTTACACTATCAGTACCACCAGGATCGATTCCATGACGAAGGAATGAATTCATTGTCGAATTGCTACTATTCAATTGAAACTCTTCTTCTCCATTCTCAGTATGAACCGCTACTTGATGTCGGAAAATATTTTTTACTTCTAACTTCTCAAGAAGATCTTCCATAATTTCATTATGAGATGGTGTAGGTTCTACAGCATATACTTCACTACAAAGAGGACTCATGAAAAGAGAGAACAATCCAACGTTTGCTCCCAAATCAATCATTACCATATCTTCATTATTCTCAAGAAAGGTATAAAATCCATCATTAAACTGCTCAAGAATAGCAGAGGTTTTAGAATGGGGAGCAAAGTGATGCTCCATAAACTTTTCTGATTTAGAAAGGTCATATGTTGCAAGACCATTAACAGCATTCAAATTAACCGACATTTTATTCTCCAAGGATTGATTGTATGTAATCTTTTACTTCTGGTTTAATTATACCATATAACCAGTTATATTGGTCACCATATTCTTTAATGGTTTGCATAGTTCCAACTCCAGCAGCATGAAGGATACTAGTCCTCAATGCCTCTCCAGTAGTTGGATGATCAATGTAAACAGATTCATCTTTAATATAAAGATTCTCCCAACTCTCACAATGATCTTTAATACCCCACTGATTTATAATACCATAAGTAACACCGCTTCCTTCCTGGTCTACAATTTCAGAAGTATACTTATTCTCTGCATGGAAGATATGATTCCAAGTATCCTGCTCATTACGGATTAATGGCCATGGTTTATAATCAAAATTCTTTGCATTACTTTGTTCTGCAACAAACTTATTAAAATCTCTCCACTCATACCAAAACTGCTTATCATTTGATGCTACAAATCCTGCATTGATAAAATCATTTACTCCAATCTGTCCACTACCATATGGTTCATAGAAAGGACTTGTGCAAGGTTGTGCTGATCCTGCCTTACCAAAAAAGTTATTGTTCCTAACACCAATCAACTCAGCATCAGATTCAATAACACGATCAAGACTACCCAAACAGAAACAATCTGCATCCATATGAATAACCATATCATAATCTTCCACTAAAGGAAGACATGTAGCAACCATCATCCAGTCAGAAAATTTTACATTATCTGCACCAAGCCATGGGTGTTCTTTAGTAACATTTTCCGTATCTTTTGTTCCAAAAACATGGAAATCAATCTCTGGATGAAAGTGATTGATACATTTTTCTAATCTATCAGGTCTTAAATATACGGCATAGTCATCAGTACACCATGTAGATACTGCTATCTTCTTCATTTTTTAAACGGATACTCAACTATAGTCCAACGTTGTCCACCAGTTGTCCAGCAATTAGTTTGAGTAATATTATTCATACGAATATCATGATAAAAAAGATTTGATTTAATCTTTTTACAAACACTATCAACCAAACAATAGAAACTACTATTCAAACAATGAATCTCTTTTGCATTTTCAATAAGTTTCATATAAGAAAGCATATTAGTTGTTTGACCTAAACCAATTTCAACAATTTTGCTATCAGGAATTGCTCCAACTTGATTTCTTCTCCAATTCCAAAGGTCGATTGGATAATCTCCTTCTGCACTAGAGTTCTTATGTACAATGATATAATCTTTTTCTCCTTCTGTCAAGTTATTGTAAACCTCATCTACTCCAGGAATTTCTTTTGGAAGAGTAAACTTCTCATACCTTTCTCTAAATAAAATATTTGCTTGCTCATAAAACTGCCTATCAAAGTTTACAGCAAAAAATTCTGGTGGAGTATTCTCTCTTTGAAGTCTACGATAATAAACATTCTCAAATCCAATTCTAGTAATAGGCCATTGCTTTTCCTGTGCCCATGGGAACATTTCTTTCTCTAATGTTGCCCAATCATCATTAAATGGATGAACAATAATATTATCAAAATCTTGATAAAGACATTCTATTGTCTCAAGATACCTATGATGACAAGGTATATGTAATCTCTCACACAAGTTCTCAGCATAAGTATGAACAATTCCATTACATATAAAGTGATCACCCAATGATGTATGATGATGAAAAACTAAATCAGGTACTTTATTCATTAGAAATCTCCTGGTACTAGTAATTCATCAATTCTTGGACCATCTCTTTCAGCACGATTTAAATCCATTACTAAAGTATATCTTTTCTCATGAAGATCATAAGGTGGAGCAGTATGTTCTAAACTAGCATTGAATAGTATCAAACTATTTTGCATTGCAGTAACAAAATTTAAAGATTTATCCTTAAATAATGTTCCTCCATTCTCAGTATTTGTTTTTATATAATAAACACAAGCATAATCATATGGATGAGTATGCCAAAACATATCTTTCTTTTCACCATAATCCAAATTTGCCCAAGAAAATAACAAATCTAACTTAAGATTGAATCTTTCTTCAATTAGATTTAAAATATGTTCACGAACAAATTCAAAACCAGGACTTAGGTGTAATGTAGGAGATGTTTGTTGTCGTGTAAACTCTTCTTCTTTAGAAAGTAAAAGAGGTTCAATATCCTCAATCATTTTCTCTCTTTGCTCATCACTAAAAACATTATCAATTCTAAAAATCATTTCATCCTCATCTTTATTCACGATTCAACCTCAGGATACATATGAGCAGGCATATATCCAAACTCATTAAATTGATAAACACCTTCTGTATTACCTCTATAAAGGTTCATAAAGAATGAAACATTGCCTGTATGGTTTACAACATACTTACACTCCGATACACACCTAAGAGCAGCATCAAACCACTGAGACCAACTAGTAGAATCATGGCCAGACTTCTCCATCAAATCCCAAATAGGACTATTACTAGCTGTTGAAGGAGTTTCTTGAAAGAAAATAAGTTTGTTTCCAAGTCTTTGCTTCCACTCTTCAATAATTTGTACTTGATCTGTTTGTAATAAAACTTTAAAGGTTGGATTCTTTTCAAGGAGTTGAGTAACTACTTTAAAATACTCATCAGGAGATGCTAATTCCAATTCAGTTCTTTTATCTGTTCCTCTGTAAAGAACCGAAATGGTTTCTTCTGGATTAATATCATACTTTTCTGACAGCAATTGCCACCTCTCAGTAACAACACCACTTGGATTAAAGTACCGTTTTACAATTTGATTATAAAAGTCCCAATCATATAGATCTAATTGACATTTATTAGCATCAGGAATTTCTACTTCCTTATAAAATTCAATCTCTTGAGAAGGATTTGTCTGATGAAAATCTGGATAAAGGTCTCTATTAGGATCCTTTTTAAAATGCTTATATCCCATAGAATAATCAATCTTATCTGGGACAATTCCATGCCGCGCTAAAGTAAGAAGTGAAGAAAATACTTGAACCTGATTGGAATAGAATCCACAATTCCAAAGACAATACAACTCATTTACTTCTGGGTGCTTAAGCAAATCGCACCCAGCATAGCGTCCAGTAGTTCCCGTTGCGAGAACATACTTACAATTGTGTAGTCTCATTATGCTCCCACAACATACTTACGAACAGTCTCTTCAGAAGTATTAACAGGGAAACAAATTAGATATCCTTCTTGTAAATGCGATTCTACTAATATATGCGTATCACCAAGGAGTTCTTCAACAAAATTCAAATTCTCTCCTCCATGCTTTGCTCTATTTGCAAAATTTCCATGCTCATAAGGACCATCTTGATAGATACGAATATCATCAATAACAACAATATCCTTACTCAAATCTCTCTTCTGGCAAATGATTCTCAATTCTCCTTCCAAAGGAATCTTAATGTAATCAGGATCATCATTAATAACTTCTACGTTCTGAGCATCACGATAAGAATCTGGATAGTGAGCATCTAGAAAAAAGAGTGCTGGATTCTCATCCAATTCTTCAAGTGCATTTGGAAGTTCATCATGACTAGCACCGTGATGCATACACACATTATCATTATCTTCAAAATACTTTACTGCTTCATCATAGATCCTTTCTAGAATCTCAATCGAATGCATCTTCAAGTCTGGAATATCAAGTTGAGAAACCTGAAGGAGTGAATTCTGACCATGAGAATCCAAAATACCTCCAGTCCCAGTTTCAACATAATGCTTAATATCAAAATCTTCAAATGTAGATTGAAGATTAATAGCGTTTTGTAATTTAGCCATAATTATACAGAAACATGCAAAGGTGAGTATGGTTTTTTGTTAACTTGATCAAGAATCCAAGAATAAGTTTTTTGAATTCCTTCCTCAAGAGTTTGTGAATAATCCCATCCAAGGTTTTCGCGGATAAGATCATTATTTGAATTGCGTCCACGAACTCCAAGAGGAGCATCAAGTTTATATACCTTACGGACAACTTTACCAGCAACTCTAGCAGTAGTTTCTACAAGTTCATTAATAGTCACCATCTCTTCTGAACCAATATTAACTGGTCCCATAAAGTCTGATTGCATCAACCTTCTAGTCGCTTCGACGCACTCATCAACATACAGGAAGGAGCGAGTCTGCTCACCGTCACCCCACACTTCGATAGATCCTCCGACCTCCGGGAGTTGAGCAACCTTGCGGCAGATAGCAGCTGGAGCCTTCTCTCTTCCACCGTCCCAGGTTCCTTCGACCCCAAAGATATTGTGATAACGGGCAACACGAACAGGAATACCATAGTTACGGTTGTAAGCCAAGTACAGTCTCTCTGAAAAAAGTTTCTCCCATCCATATTCACTGTCTGGTGCTGCTGGGTATGCGGATTCTTCACTACAATCAGGATTATTAGGGTCTAGTTGATTATGTTCTGGGTAAGCACAAGCAGAACTAGAATAGAAAATCTTTGTTGTATTAGTTCCTTTCCTATCATTCAATTCTCTTTGAGCATTGAGAATATTCAAATTAACCTGGCAGGAATTATGCATAATGTCAGCATCATTCTCACCAGTAAATACAAATCCTGCTCCACCCATATCAGCAGCGAACTGATAGATCTCATCAAATGGTTGTGTATACTTTGAAGAAACAAACCGATAAAAATTACCAGCATTACCTTTAAACTCAACTACTCTTTCTGTGAATAATTGGTTTGTAAGGTCTCCTACAATAAACTCATCTGCTGCTGTATCAGAATACTCTGGACACTTTAGATCAACTCCTCTGACCCAATATCCTTCTTCCTTGAGTCTCTTTACCATATGGCTTCCAATAAAACCACCAGCACCGCAAACAAGTGCTGTTTTTGTATATTCAGTCATAAATTAATTAATCTCCTTAGTATGTATTATACCACTAAACTTTGTTTATACCAACTATAGGTCTGCTTAATACCATCTCGCAAACTTATTTTAGGATTCCATCCAAAAGATTTAATCTTATCAATGTTCAAAACTTTTCTAGGAGTTCCATTTGGTTTTGAATCATCCCAATTAAATCCACCAGTGAATCCAACTACATCTGAAATGATAGATACCAGTTCATTAATAGATAAATCTTTTCCTGTTCCCACATTAACAATCTCAGGATCATCGTAGTTATTCATTAAGAATAAGCACGCATCAGCAAGATCATCAACATGAAGAAATTCTCTCATAACCAATCCACTACCCCAAACATCCATACGCTTTCCTTCCGCTTTACCTTCATGACATTTACGCATTAATGCTGGAAGTACATGTGATGTTTCTAGATCAAAGTTATCATTAGGTCCATAAAGATTAGTTGGCATCAATGAAATAGCATTAAATCCATACTGCTCACGATAAGCTTGACACATCCTAATGCCAGCAATCTTAGCAATAGCATAAGATTCATTAGATGGTTCCAATGTACTTGTTAGTAGATACTCTTCTTTAATTGGTTGAGCACAATACTTAGGATAGATACAAGATGATCCAAGGAATAAAAGTTTCTTTACTCCATGGCGATATGCAGCATCAATTACATTAGTTTGAATTGCTAGATTATCTCTAATAAACTCTGCTGTATATTTTTTATTTGCTACAATACCACCAACCTTAGCAGCAGCAAGGAACACATACTCTGGTTGATTAACACGAAAATATTTTTCAACATCATCTTGCCGCGTCAAATCAAAATGAGATCTAGGAGCAGAATAAATGTTCTCATACCCCTCCTCCTTCAATTTTCTTATGATTGCGGATCCTACCATCCCAGTAGATCCAGCAACTAATATTTTAGAATTACTGTCCATTTTTACACATATCCTCTACAAGTTTATTAAAGTTAATTTCTGGTTCCCAACCAAGTTCTTTCTTTGCTTTAAAAGAACTTCCCAATAGACTATCCACTTCAGCAGGTCTAAAGTACTTGGGATCAACTGCTACAATTGTTTTCTTAGTCTTCTTGTCCATACCAATCTCATCTTCACCTTCTCCTATCCACTGAAGATCAAATCCAAAATAAGGTGCTGCCTTATCAACAAAATCTTTTACCGAATATTGTTCTCCTGTAGCAATTACATAATCATCTCCACTATCTTGTTGGAGCATTAACCACATTGCTCTTACATAATCCTTTGCGTGTCCCCAATCTCTCTTGGCATCCAAGTTTCCAAGATAAAGAACTGCTTGATCATCATTAGCAATACGCGATAGACCTTGAACAATCTTTCTTGTTACAAAAGTTTCACCTCTTCTGGGTGATTCATGATTAAAAAGAATTCCAGAACTAGCATGGAATCCATATGCTTCTCTATAATTCTTAGTAAGCCAATAAGCATAAACCTTAGAAGCACCATACGGTGATCGTGGGTGGAATGGCGTTGTCTCCGTTTGTGGAACTTCACGAACTTTACCAAACATTTCAGATGAAGATGCTTGATAGATTCGTGTTTTCTTCTTCATCCCAAGAAGTCTAACTGCTTCTAGAATACGAAGAGTTCCTAATCCATCTACATTACCAGTATATTCAGGAGTCTCAAAGGAAACTTTAACGTGACTCTGAGCACCTAGATTATAAATCTCATCGGGTTGAACCTTCTGAATGACGCTAATAATATTAGTAGCATCCGTTAGGTCTCCATAATGAAGTTTGATCTTATTAAAAATATGATCAATTCTATGCGTATTGATCAACGAAGAACGACGAACAATACCATGAACTTCATATCCTTTAGTCAAAAGGAACTCGGCAAGATAAGAACCATCTTGCCCAGTGATCCCTGTAATAAGAGCGGTTTTCATTTTAACCTTTTGTTCTTCCGAATAGATTCATTTCAATTGAATCAAGTCTACCCTTCAAAGCAGAATCATCACCGCCACCACTAGCATTACACTTTTCTTCAAGTGCTTTTACTGCAGATTCCAATGCCGACAATCTTGCTTCTGTATTACTTGTAGTAGTTCCAAATACACCACCAGATGATGTATTGCTTTTTTTAGTTGACATAATTTTATTTTAAAGTAACGTACTTTATTTAGTTTGATATTAGAATATATTTCATTTTACCTCAACCTCTTGAAGGTCTGTAGTTAAAACATCAATCAAAATATCATAATCATCCAACGGTTCGCCAGAGAATATTACACCTTCATTCTCATAATAACGACGTACCTTTTTGTAAAGTTTTGGATTTCTTACATCTAGGAAAAATTCTCCAGTAGCGGCACCCTTAAGTGTCTGAACATCTTTCTTGAATTTTGATGTGATCGTCATTGTTTTGTGTGATTACATAATAATTATAAGAGATCCGGAATGCTATGTCAAGTAAATGAGACAGTACTTTAAGTGTCCTATGCTCCTTCGTTATGCTCCGTATAGATACGATCAATCTCAGCATCAACTGGTTTCATTACAACAGTTGATTCTCCATTTGTTATTTCTATGCTTTCACCGTTTTCAACTCTAACAATCATCTCATCCCAATTTTCTTGGAACTCTTCTACTGTAAGTTTCTTCATTTACCAAAATTGAACCGCATTATTTATCGTACATCAAAATCCAATTTACGAACCTTACGTTTACGTCTTTGCTCTTGCCACGCAATATCCTCAGAAGAAAGAACATTTTTATCTTTCTTCTTCTTTCCAGAATCTATCATAACAACTCTACTTAAATCCCGTGCAGTTAAACTATCACCAATAAGTGTCATCATATTACTACAGCCACAGGATTTTGTTTTACCAGGATGACTAGACAATTCTTTATTACAATCTTTACATCTTACTACAATCATGGTTATGCACACTTACAATCTTTGGCGTCTTTATTAAAAATAGGAAGATTACGAAGATCTGTTCCAGGATCTGTTCCTGTTAATTCTGAAAATGATCCCAATCCCTTAAAGGCCTTAGGTTCACCATCCTGAACTACTTCTTTTTTAGGTTCTCTAACAACTTCACTCCAATCCTTATCAAAAAGTTGCAAACCTTTATCAGTTAAGACATGATTATACATTCCTTCAAATACTTTAGGTGGCATAGTAACTACATCAGCACCACCTGCAAAGCATTCAGAAACACTCTTAACATCTCTAAGTGATGCCGCAAGAACATTGGTACCCATTACCATTTGCTCTCTATAAAGTTTACAAATATCTTTAACTAACTGTACACCACTAATTGAGTTATCATCAAGTCTACCAACAAAAGGTGAGATATATGTTGCTCCTGCCTTTGCTGAAAGAATTGCCTGCGCTGCATCAAAAATCAAAGTAACATTTACTCTAATAAGATCCTTATTAAGCATTTTACATGCTAGCAAACCATCTGGTGTACAAGGTACTTTAATTGTAGCACACTCACCAAACTTTTTAGAAAGTCTACGACCTTCATCTAGCATTGCAGCAAAACCACCCATTACTTCCATACTGATATCAAGAACACCAATGTCTTTAAGTTCTTGATATACTTCTTCAGGATCTCTTCCACTCTTTCTAATCAGAGTAGGATTAGTAGTTACTCCATCAATCAATCCAGTCTCAAAATGCCTACGAATTACATCAGTTTCAGCAGTATCTAAAAAGATTTTCATTGTTAATTGTTCTTCCATTATGTTTAGTATTTAGAATATGGGTTGCCTGCGGATCGAACGCAGGACCGGTCGGTTAAAAGCCGAATGCTCTACCTCTGAGCTAGCAACCCAAACTCCCCCACCTGGGCTCGAACCAGGGACAACAGAGTTAACAGCTCCGGGCTCTACCAACTGAGCTACAGGGGATTGACGGGATAGATGGGATTTGAACCCACGACCTTCGCAGTGACAGTGCGATGCTCTAAACCTGCTGAGCTACTACCCCTGAGTGGGCCAGGTTAGATTTGAACTAACGTAGGCAGAGCCAGCGGATTTACAGTCCGCTTCCATTAACCACTCGGACACTGACCCAAGGTGCCTTCAGAGGGACTCAAACCCCCAACCTATCGATTACAAATCGATTGCACTATCAATTGTGCTATGAAGGCAAGAGCGGGTAACCAGGCTCGAACTGGTGACAAGAGGTTGGAAACCTCGCATGTTACCGCTACACCATACCCGCATAAAAAACATGGGCCTTACACGGAGAGGAAGTGGTGGTGGTCTCTCCGATGCCCATTTTACAATTATAGTATGCTCTTAGATATCTGTCAACAACAGGCGTACTTGGACTCGAACCAAGAATGAGACTTTAGAAGAGTCCTGTGATATCCGTTTCACCATACGCCCTTCTCATCAGTCATTTGGTTCTATAGACATAATTTCAACGTTCTCTACACCTTCAAGATTGATCCATTCGTCAAACTCCTCATACAAAGCCTGTGCATTTTCATGATTCGTATTATCAATTCTTTCCAATACCCATTCACGAATACCAGCAACAATGTCTTCAGTCTGTGTTTCCATAATAATCTTTTCGGAAGTACCTTGAGAGGATGTTGCTATTGTAGTACAAGGGAGTTCCGTCGTCAAGTGCTTCTGTAAGGACGTTGTTGTAGAAGAGTTGCCTGGTCTCCTCAAAGTTTGTTTTTCCTTTTGTGTTATGTAAAGATAGCATAGTTCGGCTAAAGTTACCTCTACCCAATTGTTCAATCTCTTCTTTAAGTTCCGGACAAGACCCATAGTACTTCTTCCAATCTGATTCTGATTTTACTTTTCGTTTTTTTCCTTTTGGAGTTCTGAACTGCCAAAAATATTTTCTCCCAATGT